CCTGATACTGATGTTTTTAATTATGATCATACTGACTTAGAATCTGGTGAATCAAATAAAGAAAGATCTAAAATATATAATAAATTAGATAATGAAACTAATATTTGATCATTCTTTAAGTATTTATAACGATCAAAATCCTTTAATTTATTTAGAAGCTAAAAGAGAAGAAGAGTCTGCAAAATTTATGTTTGAAAATGGGTGGGTTTTTTTTTATAAAGGTAATCAAGAATACTGGTATCAAACACAATCTTCAAGACTAAAAATACAAGAAATTTCTAATAAAAGAAAAAATCAACTATCTAAAATAAAAATATCAGGACATACTGAAAATAAACAAATAGAAATCCCGTCCGACCTACGACTTTATAATTACGGAAAATTTGAAGACTTTTTTTTTGATGATATTTTTTTAGGTAGAATAAACTATCTAGAAGATCAAGTATTATTTTCTATTATGAATGAAATAAAAAGTAAAAAGTCTTATGGAACTCTTTCGTTTTACTACTTATTAAAAAAATTTACAAATCAGTATGAATATTTATATATAACTGATTATTTTAATATTTTTAATTATAAAAACAAATTACAGGGGTTTGAATATTGGAACGGAATTAACTGGAAGTAGTATAAATATAATATATATAATAACTTTTTAACTTTAATTAATAGGTAGATATTTATATTCATATGATTAAACTAAACGAAATATTAAAAGATATCTTATTTGAGAAAAAGTTATGCCCTAAAGGTAGAGCTTATTATAATAGACGTAAAGCTGCCGGCGAAAAGTCTTCAGCTTACCTTTCTGGTCGTGCCGTTAAAGTATGTAAAGGATTAATGGAAGGCGATGAAGAAGAAGTTAGATGTGAGGAATGCGGCTGGGAATGGGATTTAGAGAATGGCGGTGACGATCCGTATCTCTGTCATAAATGTGGACATGATAATAGTTTAAATGAATCACTTCATGATTGGTTTAAAAAAGAAGATTGGGTTCGTATTGATACAGCAGGTAATATAACTGGACCTTGCGGTACAATGAAAAAAGGGAATAAAACAACTCGTTGTTTGCCTCGTGCTAAAGCAAATAGTTTAACTAAAGCTGAACGCGCTGCTACATCAAGGAAAAAAACAGCTTCGGATAAACAGTTTGTACCTAATACTAAAAAAGCTAAAGTAAAATTTAATTAATAGAATTATGATAAAGTTAAAGAATTTATTACCGGAATGCGAGGATTGTGGCCGTGATTGGAATCATGGACATGATCATGAAGCTTCAATGGCTAACGGTGAATTAAAGAATGCTATCTCAAATGCATCTAAGATTCAAAACATGGTTGGTGATAACGATAATTTACCTGGATGGGTTTCTTCTTATATTACTCTAGCTGCAGACTATCTAAATTCAGTAGCTGAGTATATGATAGGTGATTCTCCAGAGATGCAACAACCAGGGCCAGGCTTCAGTACTATGAACGAAAGTATTGATATGAAGAAAATTCAAAGAGCCGATAATGCAGTAGATAATTTAATGAATAATATTTCAACTAATTCAAATATTCCAACTCAAGATAAAGTAGGAATTTTAAGAGCATTAGAAGAAATACATGAATTTATCGGTGAGGTTGGATATGATTATGAGATGGAAGATAAAGTTTTTGAAGCTAAGAAACCATCTACAGGTTTAAGTAAAGAAAAAAAGTCTGCTGTAGTTAAAAAAGCTAAAGCAGGTAAAGATATTGGTAAGAAGGGAAAAGGTTTTGAGAAAGTAGCACAAGCAGCAGGCGGTGGTGAGAAGGGACAAAAGATCGCAGCAGCGGCAATGTGGAAGAATATCAAAAGATAAACCTTATGGACTTAGATAAATTAAAAGGACATATACCTGATAAGGTAATTGAAGAAATTCCTAGCGTAATGCAGAAGTTTGAAATCAATACCCCTTTACGTCTTGCTCATTTCCTTGCACAATGCGGGCATGAATCAGGCGGGTTTAAATTAACGAAAGAAAATTTAAATTATTCAGCAAAAGGTCTTCAAAATATATTTAAAAAATATTTTCCAACAGAAGTAAAAGCGAAAGAATATGAAAGAAAGCCTGAAAAAATTGCTAACTTGGTTTACGGTAACAGGATGGGCAACGGCATTGAATCGACAGGTGATGGAGCTAAGTACTGTGGTCGCGGTTATATCCAATTAACCGGTAAAGACAATTACACAGCATTTGGGACAGCAATTAATGAAGATATTGCTGCCAATCCACAATGGGTTGCTGAAAAATATGCGTTATTATCAGCAGCTTGGTTCTTTAATAAGAACAAATTGCATATAATAGCCGACGAAGGAGCTTCTGATCTAGTTGTAACTAAAGTTACCAAGAGAGTAAATGGAGGAATAATAGGATTACCAGACCGTATAAAACATTTTAAAGAATATCACACATTATTATCATAATATGACAAACAGAGACATTATAAAAAAATTAATACTTAGGGAAGTTGAGAGAATGGAACCTAATGTACAGTCTTTTGAAGACGATCCAATTAACTTCTTGTTAACTAAGTATCCAACTCTGCAAAAGACCTTGGAGATGCTAATGACTCCAGCGTTTAAAGACTATGTTACAGGCATTTATATCGTAGCCCCTAAACCAACTACATTTAAAATTGTTTTACATAACGGTCAGTACTTTACTCTAACCTTTTTAGGTAAGGCTTATGAAGCATCTGTAGCAGGTAAGAAATTTTACTTACAAACTATAGGTGAAAGAGAAAGAGCCACAAATGCAATTGCTAGATTACTTTCAATGGGTAATCCAATTGAAACGGAAGGTGCAGAAGGTGAAGAAACAGTAGCAGGCGAAGCACCAGAAGCAGCAGAAGAAGCACCGCCGCCACCAGAAGAAGCAGCAGCTGAAGAAACTGAATCGTAAAAATAATGCCCCGCTATAGTCTCAGTATTATAGTTCCTAAGCCTGGCCCTAAAAAAGTCAGGTTTTTTGTTGGAAATACGAAATATTTTCGTTATTTTCTTTTAAATAAACAAATATGAGAACACACACTACGATAAAAACAATTAATACTTTATGCGGCAAGACAGTTACTTATATGGAAACCACAGCACAGCTAGCGAAAATGCATTCTACAGAAGGACCTGCAGTTGTTTACATAAAAGGGGAAATAAAACCACCGGAATATTACCTATTTGGCATTAAATACTCTAAGAATGAGTGGAAATCCTTAATAAATCAACATAAAGCCATTCCCGTTGCCGATGCAATGTCTTTCGGTCCTGAATACTAAACTATTTATTAGTAAATTATTAATATGAAACTTAACCTTAAAGAATTTTTTAATATAGGCAGTAAAGCCCCTGTAGCTCCTGTTGCAGAAGACGATAACACTGGTTTGACTATGTCAGTTAACAATGATGAAGAAACTTTCGATGACGAAGAGGAAACTGACGATTGGAATAAGCCAGAGGCAGATGATGCTGCTGAATTCGAGAAAGAACCTGCTGCAAAAGATGTTAAGCAGGGTGATGCATCTCTAACGGGCATTCATAAAAAACAAGCTCAATTACAAGATCTAGAAGCACAAAAAGATAAATTGCTTATGCAATTAAAGGGTAATGTAATTGGTTTAGATCAATACAAACAAGCAATTGGTAATATACCAATGCAAATTAAGAAACTAAGAGCTGATTTAGATAAAGCTATGAACGTATCATTAGATACAGATAGTGAAATGGATAGCGAAGAGGCTGCAGTTAGAGCCGATCCACAAACTTGGTTATAAATAATAAACAATGTCCAAAGTAAATATAAGTGATGCTATAAAGCAGGAGCTTATTAAATGCAAACAGGATCCTGCATACTTCATGAAGAAGTACTACACCATTCAACACCCTACTAGAGGGAGAATGACCTTTAACTTATATCCTTTCCAGGAAAAAGTTTTACGTCTTTTACAGAGGCACGACTACACAATAATTAATAAGTCAAGACAGTTAGGTATTTCCACTCTAACATCTGCTTTTGCTTTATGGATGATGCTATTTGAACAAGATAAAAATATTCTTGTACTCGCAACTACTCAAGCTACTGCCAAGAACATGGTAACTAAAGTAAGATTTGCTTACGATAACCTACCTTCATGGATGCAACTACCGGTACTTGAGCATAACCGTTTAAGTTTACGCCTAAAAAATGGATCACAGATTAAAGCCGTATCTGCAGCTACAGATTCTGCACGTTCAGAGGCTGTATCATTATTAGTAATAGATGAGGCTGCGTTTATTGATAGGATTGAAGACATCTTTACCGCCGCTCAACAAACCCTAGCAACAGGAGGTCGTTGTGTTGCACTATCTACACCTAATGGGGTTGGTAATTGGTTTCATAAACAATTTGTACGTGCGCAAAACGACGAGAATAATTTTACACCCATTAGCCTACCTTGGACCGTTCACCCGGAACGTAATCCAGAATGGCGTGAGCAGCAAACCAAAGACCTTGGTATAAGAGCTGCTGCACAGGAGTGTGATTGCGATTTTAGTACATCAGGTAATACAGTTATTGAACCTGAGATCTTAAACTGGTATCAATTAAATACCGTAAGAGAGCCTTTAGAGAGGAGAGATATTGGACAGGTGTATTGGTTATTCGATTATCCTGATCCGTTGAAAACTTATATAGTTATGGCCGATGTAGCGAGAGGTGATGGAGCAGATTACTCTACCTTTCATGTTATGGAAGTAGATACAATGGTGCAGGTGGCTGAATATAAAGAACATATTTCTACAAAAGAATTTTCCCGTAAATTAGTTGCAACAGCAGTAGAGTGGAACAATGCATTACTAGTTGTAGAGAACGCTAATATTGGATGGGATGTGGTAACTACTATTCAAGAAATAGGCTATACCAATTTATACTATTCACCTAAATCAGAACTAGTAGGGACCCAAATCGACTTATATGTAAGTAAGTTTGATAGAGGAGATGGAATGGTTCCAGGTTTTGGAACTACTACAAAAACAAGACCACTTGTAATTGATAA